TTCGGCAAGGACAGCGACACCGATGAGACAGGATGGAACTATCGCCAACGCTTCAACCACTTGCCCACGCAGGAGGAGATAAAGCAGGTCATCAACGCCCAACTCTCGGCAGATGCAGACGAGCGCAAGCGCAACGGCTTCACATGGAAAGGCGTGCCTGTGCGCTATGACGAGGAGGCCGAGCGCAACATCACGGGACTATCGGTGAAGATACCGCGCCTCGGGGCCGCGATGTTCCCCCTCACGTTCAAACTCGGCGATTACCCGGACGGCTCGCCTGCGTTCTATGTGTTTGAGGACGCGGAGGACTTTGAGAGTTTCACCGATGCCCTGCTGTTGTTCTCGCAGGATTGCTATGCGCAGGCTTGGCAGGAGAAAGCATCAATAGACATGGACAAATTCAAGGAGGTAATATGACAGCCGACATCATCTGCGTAACGCTGTCATGCCTCATCATGTCATCGTTTCTTACGGCCTACATTCTGCGCTTCGGCGTACCAACGTCAATAAGCGCGACCTACTACCGCACGGATGCCAAGTGGCTGATGCCTGTATGCACGGCCACGGCAGGCGTGCTGACACTCGTTCCCCTGCTGAAGCACACGCCGGAGCAATATCAGTTTGTAGCGTTCTTTATCGTGGCCTCCATTCTCTTTGTGGCGTGCGCTCCTGCGTTTCGCGAGGAGTTGGAGGGGAAGGTACACGCCGGAGCCGCCATCGTCCTCGGCCTGTCGGCTGTGACGTGGCTGACATTGACGGCAGGCGTGCCGTGGCTGACAATAGCAGGCGTGGCCGTGGGTCTGCTTAACCGAAAATGCTTTGTGTTTTGGTTAGAGGTCGGAATACTCAGTAACCTCTACTTGGTATTGCTACTGACGTGTCACAATAGTTAAAGGGGTCGGGCGCAAGGATGGGACTACCTTTGCGCCAAACCAAAAATTACACATTATGGCAAAATTACCTACTGACAAAATGCTCCACTTCATTGTGAGCCTACTCTTGGCGATAATCGCATCTGCCATTATTGCCAACGCGATTTACAACCTTATGCCCGATAACCCCGGCGCACGGACGGCCACGGCCTACGGCGCAGCTCTATTCGTCACCCTCGCCATAGGCGTATGGAAAGAGAGCCGCGACCGCAGGCAGGCAGGAAACCACTTTTGTTGGAAAGACCTCGCGGCCGATGCCGTGGGCGCACTCCTCGGAAGCCTCGGCGCATTTGTTTCTTACCTCATCTGACGATACGACATCATGGAAGCGATAATTTCACTTGACAAACTTTACCTATTCCTCGGTGTATTCCTCGCCGTGTGCATCTTGGTAATCACAGCCATCATGCTTGACCTTTGGGACGGAGTCAACACGGCGAAGAAAACCAATCAGCGCGTACACTCGCACAAACTGCGCGTGACCATTGCCAAGATGAGCGAGTATTGGCGGTTCATTCTCATAGGCTTTCTTGTAGACTGTCTCGGTATATTCTTCTCGTTCTATCCCATGCCATTCGTGACTATCCTTTTCGGAGCCGGGCTAATCGTGGTTGAGGCCAAGAGTATGTTTGAACACGCCAAGCGAAGAAAAAGCCACATGACGGAGTTGCCCGACATCATCAAACGGATTGTGGAATGTGCGCACGAAAAGGACGCGCAGAAGATAATCGAGCAACTGACAGCATTAACCGACACATCAACCCATCACTAAAGGCTGACATATGATAACGATTAGAAACGGCTGTAAAGGCGAGGCCGTGAAAACCTTGCAGACAGCACTAAACAAGTATGGATATAACCTCAAAGTTGACGGTGCTTTCGGAGCGAAAACTGAAACCGCAGTGTTAGACTATCAGAAGAAATATGGTCTTTCGGTGGACGGAATAGTCGGCGCAAAGACATGGTCAAAGTTGGGTTATCCCACATCGGAGGTTGCGATGCCCCGGTTCATCAACGAGATAATCCTGCATTGTTCGGCCACCAAGGAGGGCGTTGACTTCACAAGCGACTCCATCAACGCGGCCCATAAGGCACGCAAGTTCTCAACGTATGTAGACCCCGACACCGGGGAGAAGAAATATATCGGCTATCATTTCTATATCCATCGTGACGGAACGATAGAACCCTGCCGTCCGATAAACGTGAGAGGATGCCATGCCGTGAACCACAACTCAAACTCCATCGGTATCTGCTATGCAGGCGGTCTTGACAAGACCGACACCAACGGAACGAAGATAAAGGACACGCGCACGCCTGCCCAAAAGAAAGCAATCCTCACGCTGTGCGAGAAACTGATTGCCGACTATCCGACCATCAAGCGCATCATCGGCCACCGCGACACATCGCCCGACCTCAACCACAACGGCGTGATAGAGCCGTTTGAGTTCATCAAAGGCTGTCCCTGCTTTGATGCCATCCCCGAATACAAACACCTACTCAAATCGTAAACCGATGAACGACTTTTTCAAAATCCTGCTCATCGTTGTGGTGAGCCTTATGGCAGGTGCATACCTGCATCAGTGCCAATCGCCTCACTCCGACAGTCCCCCCGGCTGTGAGCCGGACACCACAACGTATATAGACACCATTCCCTACATCGAGCCTGCCCCGGAGTCATCAACCCCGAAAGGCTACATCAGCGTGACTGTCCCTGCCCCCATGCCCGGCCACGGCGAGAGAGCGGACACCGCAGACCAGATGTGCGCGACCATTTCTGCCGACAACCCCGACAGCCTGACATTACAGCTGCCAATCACGCAGAACGTCTATAAGGACGAGGACTACACCGCATACGTCAGCGGAGTATATCCGAGCCTTGACAGCATATTCGTATATCCCAAACGAGAGGTAGTGACGTTAAAGAAGCCTCCCAAGCGTTGGCATATCGGCCCAACAATCGGGTTCGGCGTTACACCCAAAGGACTGCAACCCTACTTCGGGGTCAGCGTTACATATTCAATAATTTCATTCTGACATGGAAACAATCAACATCACAATATTCAGAGATGACGTGTATGAGGAAGTGGCCAAGGCCACGGACTACACAGGCTCTAAACTGATTGACGGCGATGAGGGCGCACGCGACCGCATCCTCGCATCGGATGATGACCTCGCAGGACTCGGCAGGTTTTGGGAAGAAACAATCTCGGCCTGCAACGAGAGCCTAAAGGAGATGCTTGTATCGGGCAAGACCAGGCAGGTTGACGCATTCACGATAGATGACATCACATTCCAACCCATCGTCCGTCCTGCCGTTGATGATGTTCCTGTTCTCCATGACGGAAACACAAACGCCGCTCCCTCGGCATTGCCGACTTTCCCTTACCCCGTGGTCAGCAAGACGGCCTACGATGCCGTCATAGAAGTCAGCAAGTCATTTGACAAGACACTGACCGCAAGCGTTCAGTCAACCCTGCGCAGTTACTTTATATCCTCCATCATCGGCCAATGGTTCAAGTTTGCCAACAAGGGGGAGGCAAAGGACTACTTCATGCAGGCCGCCGAACTCATGGACGCGACCGAGCGACTGCTGTACAGCCGCCGAAAGCCGACACGCCCCACCGACTAATCACTTTTAATTTTTATAACCATGCCCGGAACAACTTTAGGCGCGAAGAAATCCGTAACCGCCACAATCAAAATCTCTTGGTTGCTCTATGACATCATGAATGAAACGTTCCTGCGCGGACGTTCCATTCAGAACAAAGACAACCACAAAGAGGTTGCAAGTATGTTCGCCTCCGAGGACGAGGAGAACCGCGAGAAAATCCTGCGTTCCATCAAGCGTGCGTTTGCCGAGGTGCAGACCGAACTCGGAGAGTATCTCAACGAGAACGGCACTACCACCGACAACAGCCACTATGACGGAAGCACCGACCTTGTGCTGAACCTCACCATGCCGAGCAACTTCAACGAAGCCGCTACGACAGGCGTAGGCGAGGCTGTCCATGCCTATCTCGCCAACTCGGCCATCGCCGATTGGTACATGGTGACCAACAAGGCCGACGCAGACCAATACTATGCACTTGCCGCCAAGTACATGGAGTTAATCCGTCAGACCGTCAGCAAGCGCAGCCGACCGACCAAACCCACCGACTAAACTTAACCGCTATGAGTTGCTTTTTGGAAGAAGAGGACGGAAAAACAAATGCCGTGCTGATGTTCAAGCGCGACCAACTGCTGTATGATATAGGAAACTATGCCTATGTGGAGGGAAGCGTGATGGATACCGAGAGCAACCACAAACGCCACATGGTGCAGGATGTCACGGAGGAGGGCAATGTGGACCGGATGACGCGCGTGCTTGACCTTACCATAGCCAAGTGTCGGGAAACGCTCTATCCCTACACGAAGCATGGCATCCACCGCCCCGAACTCGATGACAAACTGAAAGAAGTCCCGACCTATGGGATAGTCCTAAGTGTGCCGACCCAGTTCTCGCAGACCACGCTGAACCTATTGGAGAAACTCATCCATGAGTATTTGGTGTGTGAGTGCGTGGCCGATTGGATGAGCATCACCAACCCTGCCAAACAGCAGACGTGGAAAGACAAGGCCGAGGACGCAATCAGCGAGGTAAGAACCTGTCTGCTGACACGCATGGCGAGAGTGCGCAGACGTAGCCATCCATTTTAGTTTAGTCAATCCCAAAACGAGGGGCCGCTGTGCATCACGCATGGCGGCCCCTCTTGCTTACAATAGATTGAAGTAGTATGTTATCTCGGCTGATTTGTCAGTCGCGGTGTAAACTGCACTGACGCGCCGTATATGCTTTCGCCCGGAGCGAGATTGCACAGCAGGGCAATACGGAAATACTTGTATGGCGTTCCTCTGAAGCCTCGCAGGTAATGGTCTTTGCTCGACCATACCAAGTGCCAATTGATGAGGTCGCGCGAGCCGTAGAGGACGGATTTGACATTGTCCTTGGCAAAGTTGCCACGCTGAATGATGCTGTCAATCGTCTTGTGGATATTGACTGCATCAAGATTGAGAGGGCGAGTAACGAGCAGGCCACTTACCTTAAGGGACAAGGTGTCCGAGAAGTCTACCACTTCGCCCTTGGAATTGACGGCAAGAGCCTCCGGGTATGAATTTACGTTGTGCATTAGGTTTGAATACATCATACCCCATGCTTTGGATTTTAGTGAATAGATATAGGCATAAGATTTCGAGGTGTTATATATGATAATCCGTTGATGAGGATAATCATACACCATTTTGCAATGCTCAATAAATTGCGAGAAAGGAGCGATAGGCAAACAGGTATCCGATGGATGACCCAACATCTCGTGAAGTGTCATGATACCGTTTAATCCTTTGATATTATAGGGATAATCAGAATTAAGCACATCGGAGATACATTGTGACTCTGAGCCTGACAACAGCATGATGCCTCGTTTAGAGGCGAACAACAACGCCGAGTCAATCTGCGTTATGGATTCAACGTCAATTGTTTCATCTCTGACTATCGGCTGTACTGCGCTATATTCGCCTGTTGCAGAAACCGACAATGCCCAAATGCCTTCTGTGGAAAAGGCGTAGAGAGGAAACTGACCGAATTGCCCCTGCGACAGAGCCTTGGCTGCACTTGAAACAGCGACAACTTCCTGCGCACCTACGCTAACGGCAGAGATAGCCTTGAAAATAAAGGGACAATTTGCCTCCGAAACATAGATTGTAGACAAGGCTTTTATTGAATCGCTGTCGGCCGCAAACATCGGCCGCCCTGTAGTTCCCTTAAATTCCAGAACACCGCAATAGTTACCGGCATACCAATATGCGCCATTCAAGAAGTCATGCCGTTTCAAATCTACCTCAGCCACACCGAGTATATTCCCTGCACTATCCTCAAGGAAGAACGCAGCCTTATATGCTCGTCCATCTGGGTAAAAGAACCATGCGCCGTTAGTACTTCCAGCCTCAACCCTGCGTAGCGATTTAGAGCCATCATCGGTTGCAAGATACACATACGTTGAAATCTTGTTACCATTGGAGTCTGAAATGTAGTTGATGCAATCCTTTGGATGTGACGGCATTCGCAACAATATAGAAGCATGGCACACATGAAGCCGATTGTTATACTCTTTAAGATAAGCATCTTTGAAGCCGATGTATTGAAGGGTATCATCTTTAAGAGTTTCGCGTGCGACCAACGATGACAGCAATCCCTTGTCAAGGTCTATATCTACGAAATCTATTACGGCCTCCTTTAATTCAGTCAGTCCGAGGCTACTTATTTTATAAAAGTTCTCCACAGATATGACATCTTTACGAATATCTTCATCGGAACGAGGCGCAACTTGAATATAGTTGTTAGTTATGATATTTGTGGCATACCTGCGGATATAGTCTTGTAGTTCCAATCTCCCATAAGAATTTCCATCACACGCGCCTCCGTCAAAATAGGCGCGTCCAAATCCCTTTGAGTCTACCGAACTTCTAAAGCGGAAATAGTTAGTGCTTCCATCATAACTTTGGCCTTGATTGTAAGACCAAATTGGCTGTGAAACAAACAAATCTATACCCGTAATCAAGTCCTCCCATTCCTCGGGAATAGAACCAATCACCTTGTATCTTATATCAGCCGCAAATGCAGTCATTATAAGACGAGTTCCGAGTGAATAATGTTTTGAGAATGATACAGCAGGAACATAGCCGGAGTTAGGTATCATCAGAATTGGCTCAGAAATATAAGAATATGAGCCATCATATAATTTCACGGCATAACGAGCAAAGAAAGGATACATGAAGCGAGATTTATCTGTGACCTGCTCCTTGATAAATTTATTTATTGCACCCATCAACGCCGTGTGAGAGTCGGAAGTGTACTCAATATATGTGCTAACATCATCAGAGCCACTGCCGGAATTATCGATACCCTTATACCAAGTAATGTTACCTCGCGTGCCACAGTTGGCAGACGAGGTGTCATTATATCTAAAATCTATGATGTAGCAAATGTTAGTCCACTCATCGGCAAATGTTTTCTTTACCTCGATAGAACTGGCCGTGGCGTGTTCATTTGCTGTCCAAAACAACATTTCACGTTCAGACGAGCCGTTGCGATTACCCCAAATTCCAATGGTCATACCCATGTGACATCCGGCTATGACATCCCACTTAAACCGATATTCTACGTTGGCGAGTATCTTGAATGCAGTATCAAAAGGCGTAAATTGTGTTGACACATGTGTGTCACGAAACTGCTCATTATAGACCCATTCTCTTTTCAGTAGACCGTTGGCTGATGACACGTCATAGGATACAGCGATAACTGTAGACCAATCGTTATCCCCTGTTGTTGTTCCGCTTGAACTACCTCCTCCGCTTGAACTAACGTCAAAAGATTTCTCTTGTGTGTCAGACAAAGTAAAGTTTAACTTTAAAGCCAACTCTAAGGATATGTCAGGTATCTTTGACCCTAAGAAAACGTAGACATTCTTTTTGGCATTGAACCTAATGTAATATAGGTTTTGAGTCGTGCTTACGACCAAGATATAACCCACCGATGCTATATTGATTATTGAACCTATATCGTATGGCAGAGAAATCGCTTTCGCTATAGTAAACTTTCCATCCTTTTCAGACCCAATCCAATCAATGGTCCGCGCCTGCGGAATATATGATAGATAGTTGGAAGTAGAGCCAATCCTATGAATATAAAGTTTTCGTCCTGCTCCGATATGGAACTTTACCGCAGGTTGATAGATAGAACGTATCGCTCCATCCTCGTTGATGAGATTAAGCGACATGGCGAGTTCGCCGTCCTGACATTCGTAGTCGGACGGCACAGCGGAATAGCCATTGTATTTTACATCTTTGTTCATAACGGATGCCGTGTTATGATTGGAACATATACGACTCCTGCACGTTCCATTTTCTCTCCGACCATAAAGGCGGCCCGGTTGGTAGTGATACCCACCGAGGCGAAAAGGGAACGGCAAAGAGCCACGCACTGACATCGGAAGTCGTGGCCTCCGCGCTTGGAGTGGAAGCACCGGGCAATGTATTGGCCGATGTCGTTATCGTGATGAACGGCGTGCAGGAGATATTCACCACCCGACACCGCAATGTTGATGGAGTCACCCGGACGCAAGGACAGCATCCGCGCCAAACGCGCAGTGATGCTGATAGAGCCATTGCGATTGAAAGTAATATCGGGTCGGCGAGTATGTTCCAACAGTTTATACATGGTGCAAAGTTAGTTGTTAGGAGATTAGAGAGTGTTTTATCTTTAGAAAAGCGAGAGCTGCTGACAGATGTGACCCTCGTCCCTGCCAAACGATTGAGGCGCGTCGTGAATATAGCCATGCTCAATGAACATTCGGGTGAAGATTTGGACGAGAACAGCGACCACAATAGAATTGCCTGCAAGTTTGTAGAGTTGGGAGTTGGAGATGCCTGCCGAGGTTAGGGTGTCAATCATATCTTCGGGAACGTCCATCAAGCGGAAACATTCACGCGGAGTAAGTTTGCGTATCCAATACTCAATGATGGCGAAGTTATTGTCCTGCCACTTTGAGGAGGTGAGCGCAGAGAGCGCATCGTTGAGGACTCCATGAACCTCATTGTTGAGAGCATAATCGGGAGCAATGCCACGCGCTTTCTTGTCGGCGATTACCTCCTTGACCAGAGCGAGGGCGAGTTGTTTCGTTGTTGCTGTAGACATAGTTATTCTCCTTTCATAAAGCAAATCCAATGGGTATTCGCTTGTTTGCCGGACTTATGTCCGAAGATTGGTTTTTGGTCAGTAAGTTTTAATATGGTCGATACTTTGATGTCATGCTCATTCCATTTGAAGATGAGGAAGCCACCGGGACGGAGGACGCGGAAACATTCTGCAAAACCCTTGGATAATGTTTCACGCCAATCTTCGCGGAGTGTCCCATATTTAACTGCTGATAACCGGTTGGGGGCTTTTCGGGGTCTTTCCCCCACCAACGTAAGTGCGGAGGGTCAAATACTACCATGCTGAACGTGTTGTCAGCGAACACCATATTGGTGAAGTCACCAACGACATCCGGCTTGATTGAGAATGCCCTGCCATCGCAAAGAGTGGTATCTATCTCGCGTATGTCTTGGAATAATACGCGAGAGTCCTGCTTATCAAAGTAGAACATCCTGCCACCACAGCAGACATCAAGGATAGGAGGGGTTGTCTTGGTATCCATCTGAGAATAGATTATCGGGTTGTTGACTCTGTGCGCTGAGTATACCCTGCACACGCTCTATCTCGGCATCCTGCAATGCAGGCGTGGCGCAAGGCTACCATCACGGCAAAGCCGAGAAAGAAAGCCAGTACGATTGCTGTGATTGTTGATGTTGTCATTTGTTCTTTTGTTTGATTGTGATTACTATATCCATTGTGATGTTATCTACTTTTTGCAGGAGGCTGAGGACTTGCTGAACCATGTCGTTGACACCGAGGCGTTGCGCCTCCTCGCAGTCAACTCCTTTCATCCACCAATAGGAGCGTTCGGCATTTTTGTTGGCCTGCTCTATCTGCGTTACCATGACTTCCGATGCAGGGTTGAGATAGTCGGAGGCGTTATTTGAATTATTAGCCATAATTTGAGATAAGATTTAACGGCGGGACTTGCCACCGAGGGGAATTACATTGTAGGTCTTGAACCGGTCCACAAGTCGGCCATACTTGTCACCCTTGGTAAATCGGGCAATAAGAGCCTTTTCGTCAAGGTTGGTAGTGATGTGCGCGAACTTATCCCAGCCTGCCCAAATATCGTTTCGTGCGAGCAGGAAGTCATCGGTAAGCACCGAGGTGTTCATGCCGTAGAAAACCTTGTCATCGTTGAGGCCGACATCGTTGAGGCACACGTTCTCCGGCTTGGGCATAAATCCTTTGCTTTCCTCCTCAAAGAATGTGTAGCGGTCAAAGTTGTTATGGATGGTGTAGTAGTTGACCATCTGCGTCACGGATAGATTGTGGAAGAAGCGAGGGGACTTGATACGGCGCAGGTACTCCGAGAAGCACTGCATTATCATAGTCTTGCCCACGCCGGGGCCGCCTTGGAGCATGATGTTCTTGTGCAGCTTGTATCCACGTCCGGGGAACACGCCCTCGGCCAACTTGCAATTGTTGAAGTAGTACAGCAGGAAACGAATGACCTGCCTGTTGTCATCGTCAATGATGAACTCGCGGTTCTGCGGAGCGATGACAATCTCGTTGGCAATGTAGAGGAACAGCCGTGAGTGCATCGCATATACCGCAGGGTCGGTCATGTCGGGGAACGCCTGCTGTGCTTTCTTTTTGTCCTCATCGGCTTTCTTGATGACGTTACCGAGTTCCATAGCCGCGTAGATGGCGGTATCGGATGCACGGCGTTTCATCGTGTCAAGCACAGCCTTATCCCAATCAAGGTTACCTGTCGGTTGTTGGTTGTATTTGGCGAGTTCGTCAATGAGACAACGTGGGTATTTTGAAAGCGGAGTAACCATTGTGAATTTGTTTTATACATCCATGCCACCGAATCCACCATTGAAAGTGTAGTCGGAGGTCGGGAACGGCGGGTCATCGTCATCAGATTTTTTCTCGGTATTTGTCTGAGCTGCCGGGTACGCTTTAGTCATCCAGTATCGCAGATGGCTCTGACAGTCCACAAAACTATCATGATGTTCCTTGCCCTTGCGTGTCTTATCTTCGTTACAGCGATCGAGGAAACGAGAGAGGCGTTTTTCATACTCTTCCGCAGTGATGTTGAAATCCTCGCAGATAGTTTTGCGCCATTTCTCATCAGACCTCATCTGCTCCACCTCCTGCTCATAGGTAAGGGTGTAGGCAGGTTCGGCTGTGGCGGTCTGCTTTTTGGCACGGCTCTTGCGACCGCCTTTCTTGCCATTCTCAAACCGAGCGGTGTTCACGTCAATGTTAGGCTTAATCAGCGTGAACATACCTTTGGCGACCTCGGAAAGATTCTTCGGCAGTTTCCCGAACAAAGCATACTCGCAGATGGCAGGATATATTTCAGCCTGCACGTCAGTCGGCATACATTTGATAGCCTCATAGAAGCTGCGGTAGAATATGAAACTCTCACGGTCCATAGTTCAGACTTCCTTTATGCGGATGCCATGCAGGTAGAGCATTAGTTTCCGCTTGATTATATATTCCTTTGTGCGAACTCCTTTCGTGTCCTCAACTATGGTCTGCCCGGTTTCGTTGTCTGTATAGACAAAGTCGGCAATATACTTGCAGGCTTTCTCAAGGCAGACGCGGACCGGTTTACCTTTAAGGTCGGTGCCGCATTCGCCGTACTGGGCAGGGATAAGTTCAAAGGACACCTGCTCACGGAGATTGGAGATGACTCCGGCGCGTTGCCACAATTTGAGTTGGTTGGAGCGGTCATGCTCCTTTTGAGAGGCATGACCGCCGACACGTTGTGCGCCGTACTTGTTCTTTTTGGCAGGGGCAGAGAGTGCGGAGAGAGCATCTTTCTTAACCTCATATCCGAGTCGGGCAAGCAAAGCCACTCTGTTTGCACGTTTAGCCATTGTCGTTAGGTTTAGACTTGGTACCCTTTGGGGGAATCTCGATCGTGGCAGACTGGACTGTCCTGCTATCGCAGGCAGTCATAGTGACACTCTCAACACCGCTCTCGGCGCATGCATCGACAAACGCCTTGGCATGACGCTTTACCTTGGGGTCACGCAGTATCTTGTCAGCCTCTCTTTCGGCTTCCGAAGTGAGGTCGGCGCGGTACACATCGACCAACTTTGTTTCTGTGATAGCCTCAATCTCATAGTCGGACATGGTTCCTTTCATGCCGTCAATGAAATTGTCGTATGCCTCCTTGAAACTGGAAGCCTGCACGAGGATGTAGGTTGCCGTCCGCTTTTCGGTGGCGGTCTTTTCGTCAAGGGTGATGAAATTGACCTTGACCTTATAGAAGCGGTCGCCGGACGCATCCCAAAAGATTTCCGAGATTTTGGTAGTGACTACCGATGAAATGCGGAAGTCTCCGCTGATAAAGGGCGTGAGTTCCTCAGTTACCCTTGCCTCTGCTTCGGTGCAGGACAGCGCGTCAGCGAGATAGGGTTCGGTTACTTTCTTGACCGAGCCGTTCTCCATCATCTTGTCGTAACGCGCTCTGACTTCAATCCACTGTGCCATTGTTGAGTTGTTCTTTAAGTTCTTTACTGATTCTGATTCTCACGGTTCGGTGTGCAGGAACGACAATCGGCTCTTTGGTCTTGAAGTGAACCGCGTTGCGCTCCTCGCGCTGTACCACGGAGAGAGTTCCGAAGCCGCGCAGGGTTACTTCCTCGCCCTTGGCGAGTGCTTCCTTGATGACACGGATTATTCCGTCCACCGCTTTCACTGCTGTCGAAAGGTGCAGTTTCTCTGATACAGCCACCTCTCTTGCCAAATCATTTTTTGTCATTGAGTTTGGTTTTTAATTTGTTTGTCAACTGGGTTATCATGTACGCCCGGCACTTGCATTTCTGCATTGGGAGCGCGTCATATAGTTTCGCAGCCTCATCGAGGTAGGAAATGACCTTTTGCAGGTCGGTCTTGCATACATCAGCCATCGGAATCGGAATTTAGGAAGAGGTCTGCAAGTTGGTTGAAATACATCTCATCAGTCGGAATATCATCGTCAGTACCCATAATCTGATTGGCGATTGATTTCTTCTTGTGGATGATGTCATAGAGAGTGCGGTCGATGGTATGCCGCCCGATAAGGTAGTAGCAGGTCACATTATCCTTTTGACCTATGCGGTGCGCACGGTCCTCACACTGGCAACAGTCGGCATACGTCCACGGAAACTCCACGAAAGCCACGTTAGAGGAAGCCGTGAGTGTAAGGCCGACTCCAGCGGCCTTGATGGAGCAGATTATCAGTTGCGCCTTGCCAGACTGAAACGCATCGACAGCCGCCTGCTTCATCATCATGGAATCGCGCCCGGTGACGCTGACCGCTCTGGGAAAAGCCTTTTTCAACTCGTCCACAATCTCATGCAGGGAGCAGAAGAGTATCAGAGGCTTGCCGTTGGCAAGGAATGTCTTTACAAAGTCAACAGCCTGCCTAACCTTGCCTTTTGACGAAAGGGAGCGCAGGGTCATGAACTTTACCAATGCTTCCATGCGCATTTTACGGCGTATCTCGTAGTCCTCACATTTGGCATAGGTACGCAGGTATTCTGCCAAGTCCTCGGCCGCCAGTGCGTACTCCTCACGATTGGAGATGTCAACATAGAGGTCTGTCCGTGTCTTGTCGGGGAGTTGCGTCAGCACCTTTGCTTTCTCTCGGCGAATCATACACCGCGAGTAGAGTTCATCGGAAAGGCGGTCAAGGTTGCGAGGCTCGTCATCCTCATCTTTGCCACGGCGTTCTTTGGAGATTTCTCCACCGCCGTAGTCGGCGAGAAATTTAGATCTACCGCCGAATTCCGCAAGTCTGCCCATGATTGAGAGCTGCGCAATTAGGTCGGCTGGGCGATTGACAACAGGCGTACCCGAAAGAAGTATGCGCCACTGCTTGCCCTCTACTATGCCTCGCGCAAAGATTGTCTGCTGTGCCGAGGGGTCTTTGACCCTATGGCTCTCGTCAATAATTACCGACTTGAAAATTTGGATGTCCGGGCAGAACACCACGTCTTTGAGTCGGAACGATTGCCCCTTGCGTGCGTGAATATCCCAAACAAAGAACTTACGCAGGCTTTCGTAGTTGACGATGGCGACCTGTTGCATGCCCATCCGCAGGAGATAGGGCCATGTGGTAGCCACGGAGTTTTCAAGCACCAGTGCTTTCTTGTCGGTGAATTTCTCAAACTCGCGTTGCCAGTTGATTTTGAGAGAGGACGGACATATTACCAAGCAGGGATAGGCTTTGGCGGTGTCAACCACACCTATGCTTTGGAGAGTCTTGCCCAGTCCCGGCTCATCGCCGATAAGAAAGCGTTGCCAATGCAATCCTGCCTCAATACCCTCTTTTTGGTAGGGATACGGCTCAACCTTTAGATTATGCTTAAGATTGCTCATAGTGTGAAAGCCCAGTATTTGAAAGCGAGGTCTTCATACTTTTCGCGTCCGCGATTGTAAATGTCGTCGCCTCGGTTGATGAATAACTTGAAGATGTTGCAGTTCTTCTTTGAGATTGCATAGATGAAATCCTTGTTGGACTTAGCTATGTCCATGTACCATGCGCGGCTCCTGTCCCAGTCGAAGAAGTCAACTGCATCCTCAAACTCCCTTTGGGTCGATGCTGCGCAGGTCTTGAGGTCACCGCCGAAGTGAGCTGCTTCCAACCACCAGTCCCACTTACAGCGCGTATCGAGAGTGAAATGGAAGCCGCCGTTTTCAAATTCCTGCGCCTTGTTGACCATGAACCGCTGAGTGTCGGCAAGTTCAAGGACTTTGGCAAGGAATGGGTCACGGCGTGCCTCGGCGCGGAGGGCGCGTTGCATTTCGCGTGCATGGAGAAACTCGTCCTCGTCAACCGGTTCGCCATCAATCGTCATGCGCAGGAAGTCCACGCGCGAGGGTTCGGTGATGATAGCGTCTACGATAGACCCGAAGCGGAAAGCCGCCTCGCGGTCACCGAACATCGGGCGAGGGTGCAGGAGTTCTTTCAATGCAGTGAGGTCGGAGTTGCTGACCTCACTGCGCTGATAGTATGCATCGGGATTGTTCATGCTCACTTTGCTTTAACCTCGTCCTCGTAGCGCACGAAAGGCGAACTTATAAGTTCGGGGTTGTCCTTGTCGTTGGCAAGTTTCTCGCAGAAGGTAATCTGCTTCTTGAAAATCTTGCTGAGTTCTTCCATTGAGAGGAAACGACCCTCTTTCGACCACCACATGGAAACCACGGCAAGGATGCCGTCGGGGGTATCGGTTACCACGCGCTTGCGGACGGCGGTCTTAGGCTGATAGCCTACCGGGGTAGCCACGGCGGCCTGGCCGAAAAGTCCGTCCATTTCGGTAGCGGTCTGCTGTGCTTTCTTGGCGGCCTGCGCTTCCTCTTCCTTGCGCTTGCGCTCTTCGTCAAGACGGCGCGTTTCCGCAGCTTCGCGGGCCTCCAGTTCGGCTTTCATGCGTGCCTGCTCCTCGGCACTGGCTTTTGCCATGCGCTCCAGTTCGCGCTTCTTTGAGGGCAAAGCGTCTGTAATGGTGTCGCGGTATTCCCCGATTTCGCTTGCGTACTGAGCCTTGAACTGCGTGGAGAGGCGGTTGAGGATAGACTGGCGAATCTTGATAGCCTCGCCATCGCTGATTTCGTAGGGCTTGTGAGCGTGGGACTGGCAGTACTGAAACCACTCGTTGCCGAGGGTGGTCTTGAAGTTCTTGAGTTTCTCGCTGACCTCGTCAAAGTTCTCGATCGTGAGCGACTGGTTGAGGCTGGTGAGTTCGTTGATGGTGGAGGTGACGGTGTTGTCGAACTGACGGCGGTAGTCGTCCTCGGCTTCCTGCGTGTATCGGGCAATAGCCTGTTCGCGTTGCTGACGGCGCATTTCCTCTTGGCGTGCGCGTTCAGCCTCTTCACGCTTCTTGGCGGCATAGGCGTTGCGCTTCTGCTGAATCAGATAAGGCACGGTGTCCTTTTTGGTCGGGTCGATGGTGTTCTCCATGCCAGTGAACTCGGAGCGTATCTGGTCGAAGAGTTTGGTGAACGGCGCACGGCGTTCATTCATCGCCTTGAGAGTGCGTTTCGCCTTGTCTATGTAGTCGGCACAGCGTTTGTCCAGTTCATCAGTCATGCCGGAACGCTCTATCTCGTCAAGAAGATTCTTGCCGAAGTCGGCGCAACGCATGGATGAGAGCGAGTTGGTGTCGTAGGCGTTGGGTGCGCTTTGCACAATCATCTGCACGTTCTCTTCGCGCAGGATAGGCAGGTTGTTATTAGTTTCACTCATTGTACTTTGGTATTGTAAGGGTTATTAGAATACGTCATCGTTACCCCCTGCGTTGTCGGCAGAGGCTTCGGGGTCGATTGTCACGCCGTTGGATGTGTCGGGGGCAGGGGCAAAGCCAGTGTCCTGCTTGGGCATGATTTCCCCGGTTGAGGTGTTGACGGAAGAGCCATCCTCCAGTCCGTAGATGTCATCGTTGATTTCCATTTCATCAACCTGCTGTGACTCCAGTTGCGTAGCACGGCCGACACGCGCCTTGGGATATGACTTGAAAGCGTGCTTGATGCACTTGGCGATGAGGAAGCCAGTGTCAATCTTGAAAGTGTTGTCCTGTCCGCGCTGTCCGTAGAGGGCGTTGGGCGCACCCTCGACCCATCGGCGGTTCTGCTCATCCCACTTGCGGTTCTGACGCGCGGAGTAACCTGCAAGGCGGCTCCAGTCCTCGGGGAGCATGACGGCGTAGTCAACCGAGCCGTCAGCGCGTGTAATCTTCATGAAGCACGCGATGATGTTGCCTGATGTGTGAGGCAGACGGCAGGTGTAGTTCACGAACTTGTTGCCGTTGCGTTCGCCGTACTCAAACTCGTCCTCGGCATAGACGATGACGGGATTGTCGGCGTGGCGTATCTGGCCGACACGAGCGCGGTGCAGGAGTTCTCCGTAGCCGGAGATTGTGAGGACGCACTGGGTTTCGTACTTGTTTTTCTTTCTGCCCTGCTGATCGAGGTATGAGCCAATGGCGATGGAACGAGCAAGCAGATAAGCCTGCGCACGGGAGCCTGCATCGAGCGAGAGGCCCGATATTGCCACGTCAAGAAACGCCGTGAAGAGCGAGAAGCGGGTGCAGTTGTTTCGGATGTCCTCTTTCTCGCCGATAATGCGGTTGAAGTTACGGCTCTCTCGCTCATAGGCGGCTTCGCCGGACACGCCAGTAGAGGGTGTCCACATGGCTTCGTAGATTTGGATGAACTTGTCGCGCACAAAATCATTCGTGGCGATGTCCTGCGGTTGCAGTTCGTTGATTTGCTCAACGGTAAGATTTATTTTACTCATAACATTGAGGGTTAAAATGTTTGTTATCTCGTTGGTGGGAGAAGCAGGAGTCGAACCTGCGATGGCGTTTTACCGCACCAGTGCTTTCACCTACTGGTCACCTCGGCCACTTGGCTGTATTCTCCCTTGATGACTACTTCGATGGGTCTAAGTAGTCTTGTTGTGTCCGTTGTAGCAGACGCAGGTCGGCGGTTCTGTACTCCACTTTGCCCGGACGCTTGCAGGGGCAGACCTTTCCCTGCTTGCGCCACCGCTCCACGTTTCTGCGGCCGAAGATGTCAAAGGCTCGCCGTTGGCTGACGAATTCGGGGTCACTCTGGTCTTTCTTCAGCAATGCCACCACGCGAGCTGCTATATCATCCACGAGTACGCGGTAAGGCACGCTTTTGTCGGTGAATTGAAGAAACTCCATATCAGTCCTCGTTATCCTTGCTGAGATACATAGGGTTAGGTTTCTCCATTACCTCGTCACACATCTTTTCGTAGGCGATGAACCAAGGGTCAACCTTGCACCAACGCTTGTAGAGCCGGGCGATGAGGAAGATTGCGCCGATGGCGAGAGCCTTATCGCAGATGAAGCGGAGCGTCCATGTCAGCAGGTTCTCGTCCTGCTCCTCGCCGAGGAGGAACAGCATGGCGAACATTCCGAGGGAAACGAGGATGAGAATACGGATTATGGTGATTGTCTTATTCATATCGTTGTATATTTGATTGTGATTTCTGATTATGCTTTCTCCCATTGGGCGCGGTGATAACTCATGCAGGTGCATCCCTTGATGCCGCAGAAGTGACGGTGCATCCGCTCACGCTGTTTGTCGGACAGCACGCCCTGCAAGGTTTCTATGCCTGCCTTTAGGTTCTCATAGGCGTAGTCGGGAATGAGGACGTTGACCGCCGGGGAATTGTGGAAGCCTCCCCAAAGGGTTATCTTGACTTTCTTCTGCATGGCCGTACTCAATAGGGTTCTACACCTGCGTTGATTAATGCTTCTTCCTCCTCCACGGAGCCGCACCAAGCGTCAAGGTATTCGTTGACGGTTAGGTAGGTGTGTCGTTGATGTCGTAACCGCGTGCCTCGCAGAACGCACTCCATGAAATTTCAGAGCGGAGATTGTCATCGACTATCGCTGACTTTGTGGAGGAGCAACCTGCGAGCATGGCGCAGGCGAGGGTGAGAAGTTTGATGTTCTTTTTCATGTCTATTGTAAGTTTAATGTTTGTTTGTCGGGTGATTACTTTGCGTCCTTGTAGTTTTCCACGTAAAGTTCGATTGTTTTGTCGTCGGGGTCATATAACCCGGAGCATACCATAAATTCGGGGAGCGCGTGACGCGCAGCTGTCATAACCTGCTTTGCGTCATTCGTGCTGACCACCGCCTCGCCCTCGTTGAAGAGGTCACAGAGAGCGTAGAAGATTTCGTGCTTAGCCATATCAGTAGGTGTTTAGAAACTACTTGTTATGAGTTATTGAATAGGTCACACCGTTGTCTTCAGATGTGATTTTATACTCCTCACGTCCTGCCGCTTTGTTGAGGCGGCTGATTGCTGATTTTGCGCTTGACATTGAACCGGCCTCGCGGCAATCATAGGTCACCGTCACCCCGACAGGGATGCTCTTGATGCTATCCGTCAGTGATACTCGTCTGACGAGATACTGATTTTGCTGTGGCATTTCTTTTGTTTTCTGCATGAAATTCGTTAATTTTGCGGTTAAACTCAGTGAGTTGCGTTGCAATACCCGAAGTATTGTGATGCAAAGATACAATAATACTTTTGTTTGAGCGCAATAATACTTGTGTTTTTAAGAATTATTAACATTCCATCCGAAGAATACTTATGTTGAAGGACAAAATACAGAGCCATCTCACAAGCCAGAGAAAGACGCTGAAAGAGTTGGCACAACATATCGGAATGTCGGACACAGCAATCCGAAATATCTACTCAAGGGACAGCTGCGAGCTGTCCACTCTCCGCAAAATCGCGGAGTTCTTCTCTGTGCCAGTAACTGAACTGTTGGAAGAATCCGACATTCGGATAGACATAAGAGACGTCGAGCGTAGCTTTAACCCCGGACAGAATGACCCCGAAACGATTCAGAAACTGACTGACATTATTGACGAACAGCGAAAACGCATAGACCAGCTCACGGATAAACTGCTTGAATTAAAATGAAGAAATTTTTATTTTTAGCATTTGCCCTTGTTATGACTTTTGTTGCTAACGCCAAAGAGTCTGCTTGGATATGCGCCGACCATGCTGAAGATTACTCTTGGTGGTGTTTTGTTTATGATGACATACAGCAACCTACGACCCAATATGGGTATTATAAAGTTTGGGTCAAGTGGGAATACGCTACATCATCAGCACAGGCAGAATTTGATACCAAAGCACGAATCTCTAAACAGCTATATGAAATTTCTCATGATTTCACGGAATATCGTATTCTGCAAGCAATTGATTATGACAGCGAGAACAATGTAATAGAAGAATGCGGTATCCCTTCTAAAAGAACTTTTTTCGTCCCGGAAACTATTGGAGAAAGTATAGCACTTACCACCAAAGACATTCTGCTAAAACATGACTGACGAAACAAAATACAACGTATCAGACGAAGAATTGGCATCGCTCGTTAAGGCTCTTGATGAAATGCTTGATGAGGAAGAGCCGGACTTTTACGGCGACCTCAAGGAAGCTGCATGGAACGTACTGCACGAAAACCCCGGCTACGGCTTTGACGAGTGGGTACAGACCCTCATGGACGAATACCCGACCGAGGTTGTGGACGCGATAGGCTCACACCCTGCCGAAACGTATGCCTCGCTTGCCGATATGTGGGATTCCGAGGACTACGAGGACACAGGAACTGGAGAGTGCCACACATTCAAG